AATGCAAGCTCGTCCCGTAGGGTGTCCGCTTCGAGTCCCTCACGGACGGCCTTCTTGGCAGTCTGGAACGTAAGCTCATCCTTGAGGACATCCGCCTGGNANCCCTCACGAGCGGCCTTCTGGGCAGCCTGAAATGCAAGCTCGTCCCGTAGGGTGTCCGCTTCGAGTCCCTCACGGACGGCCTTTTGCGCCGCGCTCTCCACCTTTATGATGTTCATAAGGGCGTCGTAGTGTACCTTTGTGGCAACCTGCGTCTGCCTGTGCTGAGCCTCGGTTACGCGCTGGATGGTGTCAGACGTGTTCTTGTGCACCGCAACCAGCTTAGCCTCCAGCCTCTCGATCTCCCCTATCGACTTTGCCTGCCCCCTCTGGAGTCTGTCATACGCCGTGCCCAAGTACTCAAGCTGTTTGACCATCTCCGAGACGCTTCCTACCATCGCTTGCTTTAGCGCCTCCAGGCCCGGGCGAGACTTCTTGGCTATACCGTCGCCGAAGTCGTCGAATGCCTTCGACATCTTACCGACGTCGGCGACCACCTTCCCCGCAACCTGCTCGATCACCTTCGCGCCCGCCACAGCTTGTGACGGGTCAATGCCTACTGGAAGGATGGAGGTTGGGTCGCTCATGGCTTAAGGCTTGACGGCTTTTTCGGCTTGGTGGGTGAGGTAAGTGCTGTCGAGTTTCTGTATCAGACGCAGATACTTGGGCTTGTCTCCGATATACGCAATCCCCCCCATATTCACTAAGCCCAAAATCTCACTGACTGCCAGTGGGTTCGCACTCGACATGCCCGAAGTACGTGCGCCGTTCAGAATGAAAAAGGCCTCCCTGTAGGGGAGGTCCTCCCGTTTCAGGGTCGGTCGATCAAGCATCGGTCGGGGCGTCACCCCTGTTGCTTTTTCGCGCGCCGTAAACGCCTTGACTGAGGAACCCCACCTGAGGTTCCACAGAAGGTCGGCGCTTAAGCGTTTCCCTGTACTTCCTCTTCCTTCACGCGGAAGGAGTCGAGCTTGTCAGCGATGCCTGAGATGCGTGCACGGAAGCCCTTCACGGCCAGCGCCTTCATGGCGTTGGTCTTGGAGTAAGGCAGGTCCTCACCCTTCATGCTCATGCCCTTCCAGCCCAGCAGGATGGTCTCGGCCATAGTCTCAACAATCAGGTCAGTGACCAACTTCTCGTTGTCGTCACTCTGATCCTCAGTGTCGATCTGGGCGTCTTTCATGCGCTTGCGGATAGCCTTGATGTAGTTGGGGTTGCCAGTGCGGGCAACCAACACCTTGGTTTTCTTGTCAAGTGGGAACCAGCGGCCCTCCAGCTCAGCGGTTTCGTCGGTGGCGTAAGTTTCAAAGATGTCCAAAATATTTCCTTCAGGGGTGGGAATGGGCCTCTTTGGGCCCGGTACTTCCAGGGAGGCGTACCTCCCCGTCAGATTCTTTAGGCCGCGATCGCGCGTGTAATGCGAATACCGCGGTTGGTGCCGGAGTTGTAGAAAGCGTCGAAAGGCAGCGACAGCATCACGTCGTCCCGGCCTGACATATTCATGCCGCCGTCCTTGAACTTGATCTTGTCAAAGTCGAACATGTAGCCGTTGCCAGCCGCGTCCGCCATGCCGACTGACAGGCTGGTGTTCGTGCCGGCAAGCCACTTCTGGTAGTAGGTTGCGTTTTCCACGAACACTTCCAGCGTGCCGCTGATGGCCAGCTCGCCGTAGCCCACCCCCACCGTGCCAAACACACCCAGTGCCTTTTGGGCGCGGGTATTGTTGTTGACGTTGAGCTTCAAGCTCTTGATGAAGGAAGTGGCACCCAGGATGCTGGTGCCGTTCTCGTAGATCGCACCGATGTCCGACACGCTGTTCATGACTTCAAGGGTNTGCGAGGCCGCGGTACCCGTGATCAACGGCGTGCCCTGCATGGTGTGNCCACGCCCGGTGAAGCCGAACGAGCCCTTGGCGATGGCGCCTACATCCAGGTTCAGGTCAAANGTGTTGGCCTGCAGACCTGTGAAGGTCAGGTACTGGGTGATGTCGCTCAGTGCGTACTCCATCGCAAAAGTGTCGAAGGTGGCACCGTTGACGATGGAGGACTGGCTGATCTTGGCCGTTGCGCCGAGAGCGCCGATACCTGGGACGGTAATCTGAGTGCTGGCGTCCAGTGTGATAACCGTAGCTGAAGTGGTTGCCACCTTGAACCATTTGTCGGCGTAGTAGTCCTTGATCGCTTGCGAGACAGTGGAAGACGGGATCACTTTGATCCAGGAGCCTGCAACCAGCCCCGTGAAAATGTCCACACCGGAAGTGGCGGCGCCAGCCGTCAGCGTGCCGGCGGCTGCAGTCAGGCTGGTGGGGATGGCCGCGCTGATGCCAAGCGTGCCGTAATGCGTGAAAGTCGACTGGCCCAGCAAGTTGCACAAGAAGGGGTCGTACTCCTTGCCAGAAAGCTCGAAGTTGAAGCCACCATCGACGTTGAGGTCGGTGTTGGTGGAGCCTGTGGACAGTCGGTCTTGCCGAATTTCTTCGGACTTGACAGACGCCACCGCGGCCTTCAGGGTCATGCCGGTCTGGCGGAGGTTGGTACCACCTGTGCCAGGGATCACCGTGGGAGTGGTTTCCTTGACGTAGCGGAGTTGACCAAATGCGTTGGATGCGTATGCCATGTGAATTCCTTATGTTCTTCTTGTTGTAGGAAGGATGCGCGTGATACTGGGGACAAACTTCTGAAAAGTAAATCCCCCGGGTTATCCCAGTGTGAAAGGGAGCAGGATTCCCACTTTAAACCAGCCCCGCAGGTTGGTAGGCACCGTGCGCTGGGGTGCCTCAAGGATTCCAGCACCCAGTCTGCGTGCCTGCAGGAACCCCCCCAGAGAGTCAATGACGTCGTCTGGCCCACCCGTCCCCTCCCCGCTGCGGTAGAAGCACATGGCGGAGACCGCACCGCTGTGGCGCATGCGCGGTGGGTTGCCAATGGCCGCCACCCTGGAGCTGTACCAGCGGAGTTCAACGTCAAGCCAGATAGCGCCCATGGCGCCTTCGTCCGGGGTGGGTCCGTTCTCGTAAAGCACGGGCAGTGTTGGGAAGTTGGCGGCCGCCCAGGCCTGGATTTCTGCGAACACGGCGGCTCTGAATTCTTTGGTAGTCATGTGGTTACCCAGGATTGGCAGCGTAAAGTGTCTCGCCGCCGGCACGGAAACCCCGACCCGGCAGGCGCCCAATCTCCACAAGCTCGAACAGGATGGATTCGGCGGCTACCTCGTAGGGCTGGTTGACTGTGCGCAATTTCTCGCGCCAGTACGTCTCATCCTGCAGCGAGTCGAGGTAGAGATCGCTTGATAGGCCTTCGTCGTCGTCGCCTAGGGCGCCGTTGGAGAAGTAGACGCGTGAACGCCGAGTGATCAGCGCCAGCTTGGGCTCGTTGCGTGCCTCTGCCACGGCAATCCATTCTGGGGAGCCCACCTGATGGCGGGGGTGCAGCGTGACCCTGCCATCCCGCCCCGAAAAGGTGACTTCAGGGGCGTCTCCGTGAGCCACATACTGCGTCTCGTCCGGTGCCCCCACGCCGATGCTCCAGTTGGCGACGGCCTTGCCGCTGTACTGGGGTGTGTTGACCAGAATCCGCCTGAAAATTCTCCGAACCAAGTCCCGGTACTCCGCCACGAACATCTCGTCAGTGCGCGTCACCCAGAGGTCGATGCCCTCGGTGAACCTGAGCATGACCGGGCTGGTCACCCCCGCCTCCCGTGTGCCACAACCGCGCCGCCGAGAGTTTCAACCGCCAGCACGCTCCAGACCTGATCCCCGAGGGTGACGCGATCCTTGGTGGCCAGCAAGGTGCCAGCGGGGAACACCAAGGAGCAGTCGCCCTCTTGGTACTTGGCGTCGCCTTGCGAACCGTACAGGTAAAGACTCTGCCAGCGCACACGCAGACACTTCACCGTGGTGGTAACAGCGGAAGTGTACAAACCCTGCACCGGGTCATAGGTACGCGTCGCCAGGGTGGCGTTCACCGGGGCGTACTCGACCTTGGCGCAGGTGGCCGACAGCACCCCTGACGCCTGGTCATGCGGTGGCCCGACAAGGTAGTTGGTGGTGCCCATCGTGATCACGTCGTACTCGGCCAGCACAGCGCTGGTCGGTAGATACGCGGTGTACATCGGATTGGTGCGCGAGGATGACAACTCTTCCTTGGCGTCTTTGAGCCACACCATGTCGCCCCATGAGGTTACCGGCGCACCGCCTGTGACAAAGCCGTTCAGGCCCCGCACGCTCAACAGGGATGGCGCCGGGTGAATAACGTATTTATCGCGATGCGCCACCGACATGCCGTCAGTCTCCGAGTCACC